AACATCTTAGTTCTTCGTGTACTGCACCTTATGGCGTGTGCCGTGGCTGATAGGTACTCCAGGGCCGGCGGAATCTATCTGGTCGCCTACTATCTGAACTTCCAGCATCTCAGGCTGTTCGATAGCGATAAGGACATCCTCGACTTCGACGTTGTACTTGTATGCTAGCTGCAGCGGGCTGAACGCACCGTTGTTGTAGTCATCTTTGATCTGTTCGCTGACGGTTTTTGTTGCCGGAACGGTCACCGGTGTCGGTGCAATCTCGTTCTCCGTGGTTACCATAGTTACTTTCTTCGGCATGTGTACTCCTTTATCGCGCATCCATTCTCCTATGACATGAGACGCACAGTTCTTTCCATGTAGTTCTATCGTTGCGGTCATATTGGCCATCCGTATTGGCCCACTCGGTACCAAATTTACGGTTGCCGAATGGTCGAGGGTGTTTGCCGCACTGTTCGCATTTACCCGTCTTGACCCAGTTGGCTTGTAGCCAGCGGTGTTTAGCGTTATAGGTAGCTTCGTTGTCCAGCCATACGCCAGTCACTTCAGCTCCCCGTTTGCCTAGACGGGGTGGCTTCCAGTTTCCGCTTGCTATTCGATTCTCTAATATCTTAGACATTCGTGCAGCTCGCTTTTCTGGTGTTTCATTTTTAATACGCTCAGAGACGCTCTTGGATATATTGCGCCTTGCTTCGGCGGACAAATAACCCGTCCTGCCGGTATTCCAAGGCTTGTTGCCTTTCTTGAAAGCTCCAGCATTTAGACCAAGTGATGCCGTCTTATAGCCGTTTGCTTTAAGTCTTTCCCTAAATGCAGGGTCAGCGTTGCGACACAAGATAGAGCAGTACTTTCTCTTTGCGTAATCTTTTAAGGAGCATGTTGGGGATTTTTGAATGGAATCCCCACAAACCATACAGTTTAAGAGTTTAAGTTCTTTCATCCCTGTATTGTATCACAATAACAGGTGAGAAGCTAGAACCTATCAGGCTGTGGCGCCACTCTTAATATTCAGCAGCCAGTTGGCGTTCAACGTCTTAGCGACGAATGAAGTAGCCCATGCGACTGTTGAGAAGCGACCTGCGGTGTTGCCACTGTCGATATTCGTGTGAGGAATGATGAACAGTTTTGGCTTGTCACCTTCGAGGTCGATGACACCGAAAGCGTCTGAACCGTGGATGAAGTTCGAGTAGACAGTAACTGTGCTAGATTCGGTCTTCTGGTTAGGACTTTCGAGGAAGCGAGTACCGTACAACAGACCGACTTCACCCTTGTAGATGTTTTCGGCACCGTTGTCGTAGGTGCTTGCGTTGACCCAGGTAGTGTCACCCATGAGGTCGTAGACTGGGAATGGCCCGGTCTTACAAATCCATGAACCACGTCCCTGGTACTTGCGTGCCTTGTTGGTCTTAAGCGTGCGGACAGCCTTGCGGATTTCAGCGGCACTTAAGGTGTTGCTTGCGGCAACGTCAGTCAAAGCAGCCTTTGCGCCTGCGAGCTGTGCAGTTGCGCCGGTGTAAAGTTCGTTACGAACCAATTCGTCAAGGGTTTCACCCATGTTCTGTCCGATAACTTCGATCTTCTCTTTGTTGTTAGCGTCGATAGAAGTGAGTGACAGGAAGCGTGAAATCTTAACGGTGGTACCGTACTCAGCGAGTGAAGCGGAAACAGTTGTAGCTGTAAGTGCGATTTCGCTTGGGTTAGTACCTTCAGTCAGTGCGGTCGTAGCTGTAGCGAGAGGAGTGTGGCGAGTAAAGTTTACTTGCTTCAATTGTGTTAGCTTATTGTCTCCAATAAGTTCGGACTATATCTTCACTCAAATTTTGTGAGTGTCTTGCTTGTAGTCTCTGAGGCGTCCTTGATCAGCTTATATTGCTGGAAGAATTGCTCTTCGGCTTCACCGTGTTTGTTGTTAACTGATTTGCCGTATCTACCATTCGGTAGTCTTCGGCGTTCTATTTCAGCGAACAATGTCATTCGGTATACCAAGTAGTTTTCTGCGATAGTCGCAAGCCGCTTTTTGGTTCCTGATAGGTAGGGTTTGACTAAGCCGATAAATGTCAACTTATCCTTGTCCCTTGTTATCTGAACGCTGTAGCAGATTCTGCGACCAGCTTTTCTTCTGTCGTCTGCCCTGATTGAATAGGACAGTTTGTGGTACTTCAGGTAGTTGATGAAAGTCTGGATTATATCTATGTCCGTATTGGTTATCATCACCGTGCTTCTATAATGAAAACGGTCTTTATACTTGATACGGCCTATCCAGATGCTTCCCTCTCCATCCATCAGTCCTGCAATATAGCTTGTTAAGGTTCCCTGCGGGTTGCCCATTGTTGTATCCTTTCGATTCTTGCGGTAATAGCACGATTGGTTTTAGGGTTTTCTCGCATATAGCAAGATTTAGCGAAAGCTAAGCGTGTAGCCAACCTTCGTTCTTAGGCTGAGAGCGCATCTGACCACCCTCTTTGTGAATGTATTCGTACTCAGCACGAGCAAGGAAGACTTTCTCGTAGAATACGGACATTTCCTGGCTTAAACCAGTTGTTACTTGAGCGGCCATTTTAGTGAGGCTCCTAGAGTTAAGTTTTTAAGGTTCCTCTGACCTGTTTATTAGAGTCGGACAGTTCCTAAGCGGGCTTCCATCTCTTCGATGCTTAGCTCGGAGAAAGGTTTGTCTGAACCCGTACCGCCCGAAGGCTTGATAGCGGATTCGTCTGCCTGCCTGGCGACTGCGTTCTTTAAGTCGGCAGAGGATGCGTTGGCAATCGCCCTTGCCTTGGCCACCTCTTTCGCTGCGATGTCTGCTAACCGTACAGACGGGTCGATGCGATATTGGGGTTGTCCCGTTCTTGGGTCGAACCCTACAAGGCGGTAAGCCTCACGTTTGTATGCCTCGGAGATCGCGTCGTCTAAGACGGGTGCGATAGGACTGCTGTCCTGCAGCTCTGGGTACTTCTCCTCAATAAGTGCGAGGTCATTATTGAAGTTAGTGGCTGCCTCTTTGGTTTCAAACTCTGCACGTAACTGTTCAACCTGCGGAGCGACAACGCTTTGAGCGGCCTGTGCCACGTGCTGCTGGTAGTCCTCTATGGAGAGTTCCTGACCTGGCTGCACTTCTATTTGTGGTGGCTGCGCATAGCTTGGGGCAAACTGGTTGGGCTGCGCCCTTAGTTGTTTGTTCTCCTCGGCTAATCGGCGTATTCGCCGTTCGGCACGTGTGGGCTTGCGTTCAGATTCTTCTTCCCTCGGTTCCTCAGACGGACTCTCGTCGGCCTGTCCTGTGTCGGGTTGTTCTTCTGAAGTGTTTGTTTCATCTACTGGCGAGGTAGGCTGGTTGTTGTCTTCTACAACCTGTTCGTTTTCCGCCTGTACTGGGTTTTCGTCCACAGTATTCTCCTTCTCTATATCCCATAACCACGGCCAAGATGGTTAATTTTTAGTTGTCTTTTATGACTTGCGTGTACGCTTTAATATCAGTGAGGTTCTTGGCTACAAATATCTTCTCTACGTTCTGTTCGATGAGAGTGCTTACTTGCAGCTCTAGCTTGTCGATGGTCTGCAGTTCGCCTGTGCCGTCTTTAAAAACTAGAAGTACCATGCTAAACGTCCTTAGGCCTTTCGAGTGGGTTTTCTGTTCTTGGCTGGGCGTTGAGCCAGTCTTGCTCGGTGTTGTAACCCCATCGGTTACTGGGGAAGAACTCGCTGTCTTTATGATTCTCTGTAATGACAGGAGCTATACAGCCGTTATATGATGTAGTGCTGTTTTCTTGAGCGTCCGCAAACCACTGCCATAGTTTCTCTTGGAATACAACTTTGGCGGCGTCTTCCGCTTTCTTGGTAAGACTGAGCATTTCAATCCTGTCAAAAATCGATTCTTCAAGCTCTCTCACTTGGTCTAAGTTGATTGGGAAGTAGTAATTGGACGCGTTTGCGTTAGCAGGTACGCCGTGGAGTTTAATTACTCGCACAGGGTTGCGCTCCAGCGTGTGTGTTTCTTCCATTTCTTTGTCCTTTCAACTTGGCCGCAGATAGGGATATAGATTGTTAATTTACAGACCGCGTATGGCTCATGTCGTCGCCTGAGCTTGAATGCTCACTTGGGGCCTAGTTTCTTTAGACCCCAGGTTAGAACTCAAGTTTACGGAACATCGGCATACCTTTGTCGTCTATCCCGTACAGTTGGTAATCAACCGCGGGGTTGCCGTCCTTGTCGGTTATCGCTGATGTGTGTGTGAAGGTGCATGACTGGCAGATGAGCATCGTACCCTGCTGCCGCCACTGGTGACCCGTCAGGTCTGGGCGTGAAAAACTGGATAAGTCAAAACTACTGCCCTCCTCGCTTTGACTCGGTTGCTTCGACTGCATCTTGGACCCTCTTCCATATGCTCTTAATTACTGCCGCCACCTTCTCATTGGCGACCCCCTCGATCTTGTACTCCTCAGCAGGGAGATTGCGTGCTACCGGGAGAGATAGCCGTTCCAACTCCTCTACGAACATGTTCTCGACCTGAATCCAAGCCGGGTGATAATAAGAATCTGCTAACTGTTTGGTCTCCTGGTCTAATACCTGCTCCTGTTCGACCTCTTCATAATCGAACGAGGGTGCTATCGGTTTCGGAGAGAAGTCATCCATTGTTTCCGCCTATCATCTGCTGGGCAAGAGCTGCGACTTCAGGGTCTTGGAACTGTGAGGCCTGCTGCATGAACTGCTGCTGTTGCATAGCCTGTTCCTGTGCCATCTGTTCCATCATCTGCTGTTCCTGCAATGCCTGCTGTTGCATCATGCCCTCTTCGCCCTCTTGGCCTTCCTGTAGGATTCGTTCCCAGTCGGATATACCGGATGATATGAGGATTTTCTTGAAGTGTTCGACTTGATCCCAGACGACACCTTTCTGCTGCATGATTGCCTGCAGGTTAGGGTCTTGGGCGGCCATCTGGTAGGTCTGCATCAACGCTTCGAGCTGGTCGGCGTCTTCCTGCTTCATTGAGGAGTTGGCGTCTATGACGTAGCAGAAGCCTTTCTCTGAATAAACTAGCTTCTTGGGGATGGTCATGCTGCCGACCTTCTGGTTGGCCATGACCTGTAATACGTCATCACCGTAGTCGTTTACTATCTGGCGTATCTCTTCCTCGAAGACCGTGAAGTTGATAGGCTTCTCCATCTTGACGGATAAGAGGTTAATCATACCCTCATAGAGTTCCTCGACGGCTTTCTCGTGCATGAAGCGATCCCACGTGTCCCTAGCGTTCTCACGGGATTCAAGCATCTTAAGAGCCTGCGGGGTACGGCCGAACTGCGGGTTGGATGAGTTCTCGGCACTGATAGTAGTGTCTGAAGTACCGAACTGGTTCTGTTGGATAGAGTTAAGGACTGAGAAGACGTTCTGGAAAGCGTTCTCTGATTCGTTGCCGTACTCGAAAGCTTTGACACCGTTCATGTCGTTCACCAGCCACTTGCGGTTGCCGAACTTGATAGTTGAGGCGGTGACTTTGGACGTGTCCATCACTACTGTTGGATAAACTTTGTTCTTAGCGTGTTCCAAGCGGAGTCCGAGGAATGAGTCCTTAGCTTTCTGGATTCTCATGCCACGCTCGAAGTCACCCAGTCCGTAGATAGAGTTAAGCAATGGGAAACAATCGCGCATTACAACAGGTATCTTGCCGGACTTGTGCGGGTTCTTGATGTCTCTCAGTACACCTACATCTTTATAATCAGTAGCGAACGTGACCCACTTGCCATCATCGCCCTTCTCGTACTTGGTGATAAGTTCTACCTGACCCGATACCCCGTCCTTGCGGTAGCGTGTGCGGGAAGTCTCTGAGTCCTTCTGACCGTCATCGAACTTGGATGGTTTAGCGTCTTTGGCGAGGTCGATAAGCTTCTTGACGTTATCGGTGTTCCAGGTGGTATTCTTGCGCTTTACGATGCTTTTCAGCTCGGCGATAGTAACGACCGTGGAGATCATAACCCAGTCGCACTCCTGCACGGAGTTGCGTCCCGGTTGAGGGAAGAAGTTGCGAGGGTCTACCAGCCAACAGTCTGGGCCGATGTAGTCATCGTCTACCCGATAGTCATAGAACATAGGCATCGAACCGTAGACGGAAGCGTAGACACCCCAGAGGCGTTGCTTGACCAGCATGTCCTTCTGAGAGTTGGCATTAGGTAGGATGTACCGCTGTAGGATGATGTTAGCGAGCTTGGCCTTGCCCTCGTCAGCTTTGCCGGTCGGGTAGACCTTTCCGGTAGGGAGCTGGGCGGCGACACGTGCCTGCCGTTCAAATGCCAAAGTAGAAAGAGCCGCATCGGTAACCTTGGCCCGATTGACGGCTCCGCTGAATGAGTCATTGACCTTAGCTAGTAAGGCCTGTTCTTTTTCGTCCCATGTTGCACGCAATGGTTCGAGGGCGTTCCACGCCGACTCGTGTTCTTTACGTAGCTTGTCCTGAAGTGTTTCTGTTGTTGACGACGCCAACGGAGTATCCTATGTGCGATACATCCTCTGGATTGGTGTCAGTCAGATGATTTGTCTGCATTATATCATAAGTGCTTTGTAATGGCTACTTCTTTGAAACGTCTACCACTTTTCCTAGTACGTCCTCGACTGCGATCAGGATGAAGTCCTCGTTGTTAAGCTTGAGCTCGGTCGGGGCGTATGACTTGTAGACGATCGTGTCATCTGCCTGATACCAGTCAACGTCCGCACCCACATTGATGACATGGGCGGTGCGTGGCTTCTCGACCGACTTCTCGCTTAGTAGGATCCCCGATTGGGTCTTTGTCTCTGCTTCATCTGGGCGGGCGAATATCTGCCCTTTGCCTGGTGCTACTGTCTGCATCTATCTCTCCTTATTATTCTCTCTGTTAAAGTCCTGTATGTTCAGCCGCTCCACTTCCCCGTCCTGTTTGAAGAAGAAAGTCAGGGTGAGAGCTGGTGGAAAGGCCATTTTGACCATTTGTGTTACCGCTACAATGATGAGCGGAATAAAAATTACTGCGTCTACCATAAGATTATTACTCCTTATACCTTTAATACTTGACCAGGATAGATCAGATTCGGGTTAGCGATACCGTTATCCTGGGCGATTTTTTGCCAGCTTGTACCAAACTTGGCCGCAATTGCTGACAGAGTATCACCCCTGACAACAATATAGCGCCGTTGCGGATTTTCGGTATTTACGCTGCTGATACGCAATACCTGGCCGGGATAGATCTTATTAGGATCAGGAAGGCCATTAATGCGCTGAAGCGCTTGCCAAGTAGTACCAAACTTAGCGGCGATACCAGAGAGGGTGTCACCCTTAACTACACGATAAGTGGTAGTAATTTCAGGTGCCGGTGCCGGTTGTGGTGCCGGAGCTGGTGGCTGTGGGATTGGTGCCGGAGCTGGAGCCGAGCCTTGCAAGCCATACTTTAGGAAGGCATTTACATCACCGCTAAAGATGTTTTTATCAAGAGGGAATATACCACCTACATTAGCGCGGCTAGTGAACTGCCACATCGCCCAAAATGGCCACTCGTCACTACTTGGACGATTGCCAGGCTGACCATTGTTGGAGCCATAATTTGCGAGCCATAAGCCGTAATCACCGTTTTTGACAGGCGACCAATCATAACGGCCAAGCACGTTGCTATTCATGTAAATAAGAGGCTTAACGCCAAATAGTTCTTTACAGCGATTCAAAAAGTCTAGGCACCACTGAACATCAGAGGCTACCAGAGCGCGACCATAGGCAGTATCATCTTCGATATCAAGTGCCACCCCTTCGCCTGGTTGCAGTTGGCCTACACGAGCAAAAAACTCTTCGGCCTGTGCGCGGCCACCAGAGCGGCCAGGGTAAGCATAAAAGTAAGCCATGCGAGGGATCCCAAGCCGGCGCAGTTCTGACCAGTTACGAGCAAATTGACCGTCACGACCACCACCACCGTAGCCAGCACGAACTATCGCAAAGTCAATATGTGGCTTTAGTTGATCCCAATTAAGTGTTCCCTGGTGAGTTGATACGTCTATGCCTTGTATTTCTGCCATCTTAGCGCTCCTTATTATTCTCTCTGTTAAAGTCCTGTATGTTCAGCCGCTCCACTTCCCCGTCCTGTTTGAAGAAGAAAGTCAGGGTGAGAGCTGGTGGAATGGCGCCGGGTGCCTGCTTGATGGCGATCCCCGTGTTCTTTATAAGTGTCCCGGCTACGGTGATAGCCTCGATATTCCCTTTGGGAACCTTATAGCTGACGAACTTGTTAGCATCAGCGGTTGCCAGTTTGTTTCCGAATATCTTGAAGTTCAGGTCGATGTTGCCGTACTCGACCCCCCGGCGTGATCGGCGGAAGATGTCGACCACCCGTTGTTCCTCAGGTGTCAGGTCGTCTTGTTTCATGCGAAGAACCCCTCGTTATCAAATATTATGTCTTGCTCGATATAATTGTCGTTACTGCGTGGTGACTCGGACTGGTAGAGCTGCCATGCTCCTGCCAGTGCCATTATCAGATCGTCGTGCGCTCCTTTCTCCGCTTGGGCTTTCCAGCTGCTTGATGTTTGAGAAATGATAAATGAGAACATCTCGTTGATTGTGGGGCGATCATAAATTCTGAGTAGCCGATTATCCAGCGCGTCCTTGAGCATTGAGAGCATAGTCGGTCTCGTGGCGGAGTTCGTCGTGTAGCCCAGACGAGTGGATTGGGTCGTGGACTCCGTACTTCCGACGTTCTGCTTCTCGATGTAGATACGATATTTACCTCCACGGTTAAGGGCAGCGAGTCGCTCCAGTTCTGCCACACCTCCGTTGTTCCGCTCAAAAGCGACCACGGGCTGTACTCCTGTTTCATCGTATATCCTTTCCAGTTCATTATGTATTAATGGTGTCATCTCACTTGCCAAGGTTTTGGAATGGTAGACCACCGGCACATCCAGCTTGGTCTTGCATAGGAATTGGGCGGCGCAGTAATCCAGTCCACCCCATGCGGTATCAGCGAATACTACGTAGAACTCACCCTGCTCGTAGTTGCGGTATCTACGAAACATGCTTAGTAAACCTCATGTGTAGTTCGTAGTCGGTCGAGGGTTCTAACAGCTCAGCCTCTAGTGTCGGGAAACAGTTGCGCAACATCTGCTCGGTATAGCCTGATTTGTGGTACTCACCCTCGTTGCTTTGTAATCCGTACAGTCTTTGGTGGTTGTACTCGTTGTTCCAATCATCCACCATCATCTGACATACCTTCTGTATATCGGGACAGCGTATCTCTATCGTCCCGCCAGGCTTCAGCACCCGTACCCATGACGGATAGACCGCAATCCACTCTGCTCTGCTCAAGTGTTCTATGAAGTGCGAGGTATATATGTTATCGACAGACTCATCATCGAACGGTAATGGCTTGGAACAGTCCAGTCCCATATCCGCCTCGGGAGTATAGAGGTCTACGCTTATGTAGTCCTGTTTCCTGTTCGTGCCCGATCCTATGTTGAGGTTAAAGCCCATCGTATCTCCTCAGTAGTTCCCTTGCCCACGCCACCTTGTCCTCAACTCTTTGACCCGATGGTTGGCTGGTAGACCACAGCTCAAGGTTTTCTATACGGTTGTCTGTTCTGTTCCCATTGATATGATGTACATTTTCATCTGCATAAAGCGGTCTTCCTAAATGCTCTTCCATGACAATTCTGTGTTCTAATCTATTGTTTAAAATTCTGTAGCCATCCGAGTTAATGTAGCCACCTTTGTATGATTGGTGAACCTTACCACGATTGCATCTAATGCAGTATCCGTTTGTCTGCCGACCTTTGGTACCCTCATTCCTACCCAAAGGGTTCATGCAGCCCTTACAAGTACCGTAGTAACCCTGTGCTACTTTCTTGGCCCGCCACTGGCGCACATACTCTCTCCGATGTTCGACGTTGTTCTTAAGACCACCCTTCCAATTAGGGTGTGCGGCTCCGGTTTTATATGGCATTAGTGGGCTCCTTTACCTGTCCTAAATACCATTGCAAGGATTCACCATCGAAATATCCTTCCCCACTAGTAATAAACGCTTCGAGAGGATCATTTGGATATTCCTGCGTGTATAACCGCCCTAACGTCTTCTGCTTTGCTGCTAAGAACTCTGGGTCGTAGAAGTCGGCTGCACGGAAGAAGTGGGCCTTATATGGCGTGTCGCCTAGGACTGCTTCGTCGAAGAAGGTTTTGAATTGGTTGAAACCATTCGCAGTTGTCTCGATGACGACTTTCCCGTCAGGAACCACTGCCGACTCTGCTCCTGCAAGCATCTTGTCGAGATGGTTATAGAAGGCCGCTTCACTGAAGTGGAGGTTCGTAATCGTTTTGCTTCGCCCAAACTCCTGTCTTTCGGCAGTTCCGATGATGTACCTGGCATTGTTAGCGGCATTATGAAGCTCATATTTCGAATTATATTTAAGTGGGACTTTGACATTCATTTTCTCCTCATAGGCCCTTATGTAGTGTTTTACCCTAGCCAGTAGATCAAGAGCGTTATCAGCTATGTCTGCTACCACCACCGATAGGCTGTTCTCTTTGAATAAGAAGTCTCCGGCGAAGGCTGCCAGGATGAACGATGAGAAACCCTGCTGCCTAGCTTTGAGGATGATGTCCCTACCGCTTGCTTGCTCTACGAACTTACTTTGTATAGGGTTCAGTACGAACGGTACCTCCTTCCCCTCTTTGGAGATGATCGTAAGACGGGCTTCTATGAACCGTTGGTAATTGCTATAGGGAGAACTCATCCTTGTCTCCCTTTGTTACCTGGTTGAAGTTCAGATTAACGGTAGTCCCCTCGCCCCTCGGCATCATAAGCTTCAGTGCGCGATCACTTCCTTTGAGCCGCATGTCTAATTCATCATGTAGTAATGCTTCGCCAATAGGTGCTATGGCTAGGTCAGGAGTTATGCCGGCTCTGACTAACGCTGCCTGTAGTGCCTCTTGCACATTAGGGTTTTTAAGTGTCTCGTTAGCTATTGCTGCTGCTGAACTTGGGTTGGTACCATAACCGGCTTCAAGTGCGGCTACTTGCTTTGGTTTGCCCTCTGCAATACCTTTGACTAACTTAGCCTGCTTAACTGTCAGTTTAGGTTTAGGCATACTTACCCATGATCTTCCCGTTAGCTTGTGAGGCTTTCAGTTCCCATAGTTCCCTTTTGGATAAGCGGATTGGTTCTTTCTTGAATCTTGCATGGCATGGTTTGCAGATAGCTCGTTTACCATGTGCCCAGAGTATTAGGTTCTCATCTGCGTTACAGTGCATACAGGTGAGGTTTAATAGGCCGTTGGTGGTCATTGCTCACTCCTGACTATCAACTGATATACGAACTCGCAGACCATATCGGTGGCTTGGCCTTTATCCTGGAAGTCTTTGAAGATGTCCATGACGAGTTCTTTGGTCATGCTTTTCCCTCGATCCAGCACATACCGCACTCACAGTTCATGGCGTACCCTTAATACTTCCCCATCACTAATAACGACGACTTCGGTAATGGCACCATTTCGGTCGAGCAGTATCTTGGTTCCCGACTGTAAAGTCACGGCCTTAATGCCTCCTCTAAGGTCTTTTATCCTTTTATGCGGTGGTGCTGTGCCCTCTGCCAACATGTGCCCCTCTAGGTGATTGGGTGCTTACAGAGAACCGAGAATAAGGGAGTATATCTCGATACTCGGAAAAGACCCAATCTTAAGTTAAGACACCACCTATTTGTTTTGAAGCTAGTAGACTAATTATAACACAAGAGGTTAGGAATTTGAAGTATGAAAAAAGACCGGCGAGGGTATTACCGGTCTTGATTCGAGGGGAAGTTATCGGGCGTCTCTCTCCCTGAAACGCCTGATCTGACTGCGACGTGTGGGGGTAGCCACATAATCCTCGTAGTCCCAGAACTGGGTCATAAATATCTCCCTTTCTCCAACCACCTATAAAACAAGTATAGCCCTCATGGTTGATATGGTCTGTGAGGTATCTCACACTATGTTTTTCTCCATCTGACTGACCGCTTCGTCCACAAATATCTTCAATGTGCGATTGTCGTCCTGGAAGCTCAGGGTGACTTTCTTTTCTCCTGGGCTGACTAGTACGGTGCGGCCATTCTCATCTATCAGTTCTACCCGTGTGACCTTATCCCTTACTTGATTGATATGAGCCTCCAGAGCTTTCTTAGCTTCTTCTCTTGTCTTTTCAGCGTGGGCATACAAGACTATGGTCTTAAGTAAGTCATCTAAGCTCTTATCGTCTGTCATGATTGCTCCTAATAAGGAAAGCACCAATCAGTAACCCAGCACCGAAGCCTATGCCCGCAGCTTGTACCCATACATGCTTACTGGCGGGTATGCCAAAGGCAAGGACGGCCATGAACGGTACTGAAAATAATAGAAGTTGGCGAGAGACATCATTCCTATTCATCATTTATCTCCTTCTGGTCTGTGGGGGCTGGGAAGCCGTGTAATGGGCAATCTCCGTTCATCCAGAAGTTAGGCTTCCCACCCTTGCCAGGCATTCCTTTACCGTAGTTATTATCTAAGACTGGACAGGTGCAGCCTTCATCTTGGGCTTCTTTGCTTCCTGGGTTCAGTTTATTACTCATTTAAGCTCCCCCTTTATCTTTTCTAATGCAGCTTTAGTGATGATACCGTCCACCCGTCTACCGCAATCGTGGATGACCGCACCATTCATTTGTTCTAGTTTCTCAATGACTTTGAGAGTGTGGGCTTTAGCGTGAGAATCCATTAGCTTCTCAATACGGACTTCAGCCCAATGCAGATAGTTGGTCAGTATCTCAACATTGTCTTCAGGGTGTAGGTCGGTGTCTACCCCCATGCTGTCTAGCTGAAGCTCTTTGAGGATAGCTACTAGCTTCTTCCGCAACTCATCGCTATTCATAACCACACTCCGTTCACTTTTACATGGGTATGCCAAGGGCAGGGCTGATTACAGTTCATCGGTTTGCTCCTTACTTAACTTCGGTAGGAAGTTTGTGCTTCCATGGGAAGAAGTCCACGACTGAACTTAGGTTTACCCACATCGTACCGACTGGTTCGACTTCACTTAGTGCGCCTTTGCCGATTGCTTCGTTGAACCGTCCACTATCGGCAATCCAGGCAGCAGTTTCCAGCTGGATGAATGCACCCATCCGCTTCACTACCTTGCCGGTACAATGATATGTAACGGTGCGGATGTACAGTTTCATCCCAACTAAATCGTCTAGGGTTGATACATCCACTAGTTCGTCTGCCTGTAGCAGTTCTTTGATATTCTCATATGTGCTGTCACTAACTTCTAATGTTTTCATGATTCTATTCTCCTTCTATAGTTGTTTAATACGACCCCGACCTCGACCCCGACCACGACCTCGACCCCGACCACGACCCCGACCCCGACCACGACCCCGACCCATCAACCCACCACAGGGTATTGTTGTTACCTATTAGTGCTATGTTGCTCATGATTCACGCTCCTTTGTAGAATTTATCGGATGTATCTGCCCGTTGGAATTGTTTAAGCGTGGCTAAGCGGTTGCCCGTCTGCCAGTGTATTTCGTGAGTGCCATTTCCCACGAACATATTGCCAGGTATTGCCATTACCTGTTCACACTCCTCAATCCTCGCTTCACGCACTTTTCGGTCTATGAGTGCCTGGAGCTGTTGTTTGGCTTGCTCAACAGTTTTTTCAGCATTCACATTCATATATCCTGGTCGGGCGTCAGACTCTCGTAGGTCATTTACAAATTCCCATACTATCTCGGACAGTTCGTCGTTCATGCCACCATCCTGTGAACCGGACAGCACATCTTCAATACCCCGCAGCTACAGTGTTTGATCGTAGCTTGCTTCACCATGCTGAATGTACGCATAATTCTCCTCCAACCGCCAGCAATAAAGACACTGGCGGACTCCCATTAGTTCTTTGAATACATCGTAATGACCATTTCTCACACAAAATACGGTCATAATATGGTCATCTCCTCCCTGCTCGGCACCACATGTAGCGGTGTCGCTAAGTTATCGTCTGGATCGTGTGGTCGTGGCCGTTCGGTCGTCCAGTAGTTGTTTATAGTCGTCATCCCTAAGACCCGTATGGCTTCTCGCCGGTGCGCCAATACCACCCGTTCCTCCAGGTCTAGTTCCTGCCGGCGGCGGTGTATGTCGTCCAGTTCCCCTGCCATCATGTCTATCTCATGTACCACTTCCGCCTGTGTCATCCCATCGTAATAGTTCATAATCCCCCGCTTAACAAATACGCCTGCATAATCACCCAGTTAGGGGCGAGTAATGTGACGCTTAATATTCCTAACAATGCTCCTAACCAGAACAGCGACCACCCCCACCTGATTAATCCGTGGGCTCTGGTCGCCGTGTGGTTCATAATGTAATGCCCACTTGACCTTCTCACCTTTATTCCCCATTCTTGATCCTCGGCTTGAAGCCGTGTTTCTTGCGTTTATATTCCCTGATGTACTTGCGGTAAGCTTCGGGGTCTTTAGCCCGATACTTCGCCTGCCTTTCGGCGTTGGTCATTGCCATTAGACCTCCTTCTTTGTCCGTCGTGATATCCTGCCACCACGGGCTGACGCTTCGCGGTGCTTATCCTTGTCAAATGATGCGAACCCTTTTAAGTGCGTGTAGTCGCCTTTGGTGCTACCGCCCATGCGACCTATGCGCTGGTAATAATCCTCGCCATACTTAGCTTTGTTCGTCTCAGCGCACAATGCGCCGCCTTCCTTAGTTCCTGCCATCTTGTAACTCCTCCTTTAAAGCCTCTAACTCCATGAGGCTGAACTTATACGTTCCTCTGTTGTTCTGTAAGTATTCCCATCTGTCTGGAAAGGTGTCCTCGAACCACTTGGCTGATTCCATCGGGTTCTTGTGCCACCAATTGATATGACAGTGGAAACAAAGTATCTTCATGTTCTGTATGTCCCACCGCAGCTTGTTTCCTGCTGAGACTGGGATGACATGCGAGACATGTCTGGCCGCACCCTCCACCCACTTACCGCATCTTTGGCAAGTATTGCCGTCACGCTTGCGGACTGCTTCCTTGCTCAATGCATCTAATTGGATGATGAGTTTCTGGCGGGGAGACTTAAGCTTCCCCATGTTCCCGTACCCATTCCTCTTCCAAGTCCTGCTCCACGGGTGTGGTAATCCGCTCAATCTTCTCGATAAGCTTGGCGGTCTGCATGAGTTCAAGCGTTTCGGTACAGTCGCATTCCGCCAAGTGGCCTAAAACTTTGATAATCAGGTAAAAGTCGTCATCGTCTAAAAAGAAGTCATTCATTCTCGTAGACCCTGTAGTTCCTCGGACTCCGAAGAACCCATTGCTGTACCACCCGACCCTTTGCGCTCGGTCGTTTCGACTTCTGATATCCCACGCTGCGGAACTGGTTGTTGAATACTGAACCGAGCGTGTTCTTGTGTAGATAGTTAGGCAGCGGGCAATGCTTCCATACGTCATCGCTTGTGACATACGGTGCGCCGGTGCTTAACAATTGCGTCATCTTATCCCTTGCGGTTTCCAGCCAGTCCTCACGGGTGCTGGTGAACAGATCATGTATCGTTGTCTGTATCATCTTCGTTTTCCTCATAATCCCCTATGTTGTCGATGATGGAGTCATAGACTGCGACAGCAAATTCCTCGTAGCTCTCGTAGTCCTCACTCCGAAATTCCCTCGAATCAAAAGGGGTCATACCCCTTGCTCGTATATGCATGAACACCCTGTATTTCATGTCCCATCCTTTATTGTTGATTTCGTGCTTCAGCTTCCAGGCCTCGTAATCGGGATTGGATAATAGACACAAGCCCCCATAAGTTCTTGTGTGCAAGCTCCAATTTGGCGATTTGGCCTTTCAGTGTGTGATTCTCAGAACGGGCTAGATTCTCAGCGTTAGAAGCGCTCTTTCCAGCGTTCAGGTGCATGAGATAAGTCTTAGCCCGTTCCTGTTCATAATCGGCTTTGAGGCTTCCTAAGTGGTCACCGATATAACTACCATATGTAGCCATCTTCACCGCTACATCCCCAAGCGAAGCCGGATTATTCCAGCTCGCCTGGAGACGTTTGCGCGTGTCCTCGTAGCCTTTGATAGCGGTGTCGAGTTCCATTAGAATGGAATATCATCCAAGTTAATTAGCTCATCCCCTATCTCTTCTATTACGACATCCTCAACAACTTCTTCTTGGTTCCTATCGAACTTGGCTGCTGATAAGTACTGGCTCAGGTAAACCTGAAGCTCCTTATCCAGTGCGATAGCCGCCTCATCCTCATCCTTCTCGGCGTTCTGCCATTCAAAGGTCGGCGTAAAGTAGGTGGTCGCACCTTTCTTGGCTTCCTCGGCACCGGTCAGAGTGATCTTGCCGTTAGTTACGACATGGTTGTTGCTCAGCTCGATCCATGCGGTCAAAGCCGCACCTGAAGCCTTCAGATTGCCTATGTGGTACTCGCCGCCCTCTTTGTAGGCGATGTAGACTGATTTGGCGTACTTAGCACCCTTGGAACGGACATCTGCCAAGTCTTTGTATAGACCTGACTGCTTCGTCCCGTTTGAAGTGCGAACCGTGAATTCCTCCTTGGCTACACTTCGTACTTCGTTTGACCAGTACTGGCTTGCATCTGACTCACAGAATCCTGTGATGGTCGCCAGTTGATCTAGGACCATGAAGGTGAACGGAAGCTTTACTTCTACTTCCTGCTTGTTCTCCTTGTCGTAGTAGACTAACTTGCCCTTACTGCCACTCCACTTGAAGAAGTGCTTGGCAGGGTTAGTCAATCCTGGGTTGCTTCTTGACATTTACATACTCCCTTACTTACTAAAGTGTTTCCAGTACAGGTGTGCGGCTTGGATTGCTATAATCGCTCCGGCTGCGAACAGCAGTGAGAACCAGAACTGGCCTCGGTGCTGTAGTCCTGTGTATATCGCCCAGCCTGATACTGTGGCGAGTGCGGTTGCGTCCAGGAACTCGAAGAGTCCCTTGGCTACCATCTTGATCTCAGTGGCTTTCGCCATTACCTTATCTTTCATAATCCCCCCTTAATCATTAATGTCATCCCACGATGCCTGTTCAGGGTCGTTGGCTGCGTTGTCGCCGTCAAAGCTGTACACAATCAACCTCCCCGCATATCTCACAGTGTTCGTTATGCTGGATGTCTGGATGCTTTTCCTCGAACGTCATGACTTGCCCCCGAAGTATTCCTCTATCTCAGGCCAGGTCATTATCTTGGGCTTGGGTGCGTTGAGTATGTCGGCTATGCCGGGTTTCTTAACTTTCATTAGAAAGGCACCTCCACCCATTCGCCGCCCTTTAGCTCGAACCGTTGTTCAAGGTCTAGGACGATTGCGTGTGTGATCCCCTGCTTATCCGTCCAGTGCGCTGGAAAATCAGGCTCTGGGTAGGCATCAGCGTAGTTTGATTGATCTACATATAACATCCGGCCTAGCTCTTCATTCAAAGGCTCGATGTATCGTTGAAATGCTTTTAGCATATTTCTCCCTTCTCGTTAGTCGATGACCTATACGGGATGCCATGTGCTTATGAGTCAAATCCAGGAGGGATTCTTCCATGGCTCCCAGTTAATGTGCCGGGCTAGGTTCCCCCATACCCCGTACAGGCCACCGGTAACAGACCGAACAGGCGGGCTAGGTGGNGGNTCTAGCTTTGCCCGCCAGTACGATCTGCGTGGTTTAAGTAGAGGGTGGGTGTAGGCCGAGAACGAGTTGCACGTTCATGTCAGCTACTGAGCCTAGCCCAAATCCACCCTCTACGGTTAGTAGCAGCTTGCTTTGCCGTTGGTGCACACGCTCCATGCGCTCAAACCTTGGCCGAGATATATCTTCTTAGCCCACTCGACGTTAATAGAGGGGTTCTTAAGACTTTCACAGTCAGGGCGAGACGATAAGGTGCGTATCTGCCAAAGACCGCAGGAAGGGGCGTATACGCCGTTTATGACCCATGTGTCCCCTACGGCATATGGATTGCATCCACTTTCTGCTTTGGCTATGCGTAGGAACAGATCGACTGGAAGACCGGCGTCA